CCTCTTTGGCCTAAAATCAGTTTTCCTTTTGTGCGTAAATGGCTCAACAGGGCCTTTGCCGATATGCCGCCCTCCGCACATGCGGAGTTGAATACTGAACGATTGATGATGGCTACATTGTTCTCAATAACGCCGTATCTTTCGACTGTATCCTTTTCTTCTTGAAAGTGATTGATGTTGGATGCCACCCAATCGCACATGTAATCATAACCACGCTCGGATGCGCTGACGGTTTCTTTGGATTTCAAAAACTCTGATAGCTCCGATACCGTCAGCTCCCTGCCGTCCTTGAAAATCCATTCTGTTGCCAGGTGGTCAGCGGTCAGAATAATAGCCGCCGCCATTGCTTGCTTCTCGGTGGTATCCGTGCTGACACAATCGGTATAGTACGTCTCATACAGTTCTTTTGCCCAGTCAAGCTGTCCTTCCTCCATCAGTTTGGAAATGAAGAGCGGCCCGGCATGACCGTAATTCGCCTTGACAACGTTGGCGGTTCTGTGACCGTCTCTAATGGCCTTTTCGTTGGCCCGGCACTCTATCTCGACTACACGGTTCAAAGCTCCTGCACCATCGTTTTCGCCTACAAGAGGGGTTTCCCCTGACGTGATAAAGCAGTTGGCCCATTGCGGGATGTAGTCTAGGCCAAGATTTTTGTTACCTCTCAGCTTGCCGGAACCAGACGCAAGCTCGTAGACGTTGAAGATGATGTTGCCGTGCTTGTCCTTTGAAAGCTGCAATTCGTCCAAAAACAGCGGCAGGGAGTGAAGAAACCCGGCGATCAACTCAATACCGACGCTGGTTGATTTGAAAGTTGGAAAGAAACCACCGCCAATGCGAGGGTCCGCCCAAACCGATGCCGCCAGCATTTGGGAAACACTTTTGCCTGTACCGCTGTCCATGCCCCAAAGGTGGATGAAGAACGGCAAACAACCCAGCGGCTCAACCAGAACCGACGCAAAGGACGATGCCAGGACAATACGTGAGGTCAGGCTGTACGTCCGTGCGTCCAGGGCTTCTTTCATCCATGCGTCCATGCTGCCCTCTGTTTTGATAGATTGATAGATACTCTTAAAGCGGTCAGCGCTGTCAAAGACTGCGTCACCGTTGTATGGCGCAAAACCATCCTCATTCCAGCCCATGCGGGACACGCTTTTGACTTCCGGGATCAAGTCTTGATTGCGGTCCATCATATCCCGGAGATAGTCAACCAGGGCTTGCGCCCGTTCACCGGAGGTGACGGAGATTCCGTTGTCTGCCAGGGCTATAATATCCGACGCTTTTGATATCTTGCTTGTAGGTACAATGATTTCCTGCCAGGGCCGCTTGCTGTTGTAACTGCGGCGGTATGCCAATTTGATCTTGACCATACCTGTGTCGATACTCTTTAAAACCTGCGTCGGCATAATTGGGTGTGTGCAAGCATATTCAATATTCCCGCTACGCCCATACCGCCAGATACCGGATTCGTCCGCTGTCCATTCACCGGAATTTAGCTCTAGTTCCTGTTCCGCAAAATCAGTTACGCCGTCATCCTGTATGACTTTCAAAGACGCTTTTTTCAGGTCTTTCCGGTACGCTGATAGGGATTTTTTGAAATTGCTGAATCTTAATTCCTTTGCCAGGTTCGCAAGCTCCCGTTCCTCCATCGATTGTTTATAGGCGCTTTCGATGCCCGTCAGGTACTCAAACACACGCCCGCTGGCAAAGTCCTCATAGGTAAAATCAGGCCGTTGTGTTTCTCCCATTTCGGCCCCCTTCTTCTAATGATATGTGTTCATCCAGCCACCAATCGAGGTAAGGTAATTTCTTGACCGCTTCGGCGTACAGTGGATGGATAAACGGTGGGTTTGTAGGTTCAAATAGAATTTTCGCTTGATGCCAGTAAATATGTTCAGCCGCCATTTGGCGGTATTCTGCTTCCAGGGCTTGACGGTGTTGCCGCTCTGCTTCTCGCTGTTTCTGAAATTCTGACAGCTTGCTTTTGGTGACTGTCCGTCTGCCGCCAATTGGAATATTAAAATCAGCAGACAGACGGACTAACGCCTGTGGGAAGGACAGGCCGAACAGCTTCATTACGAAATCAATCACGCTGCCGCCAGCTCCACAGCCAAAACAGTGAAAGCCGCCTTGACCATCATAGAGTTTTAAACTGCCGTGGTCATCGTTTGGATGAAACGGGCATTGAATAAATCCCGCCCGGTTTGGCTCATAGCCGTACCGCTCCGCAACCTGCCGCATGGTGAGGGATTGTTTGATGATTTCAGCCGTCTGGTTCTTCATCTGGCAGATTCATCAACCTTTCTTTCAACTCCCGATAGAGGATATCGTGAATTAGTTTGCCGCTGGTGTCAGGCTCACAGAAAACGATTTGACAGTTGTACCGTGCCAGCCACGCAAGGATAGACGCAGACAGGGAGGCGGGAGACATTTTAGACCTGTAAGAACCGCCGTAAATGCGCTCCCAAGAGCCGTTCTCAATCAGGAGGTATAGTTTGCCATTCACGGCCTTGCACCGCTCAAATTCGGCCTTAAAACGCTTTCTCTGGCCTCCGTAGCAAGCGCATATCTCATCAATGGACATCTTGCGCTCTACCGCAACAAGGTTTGACAGGTCCAGGCGGCTGCATTTCACGGAGTAATCTCCAAAATCCAGTTTTTGCCGTTCGATTTTGCACCCAATGTCATGCAGCCGTTTTCTGGCCCTGATCGTATCCTGTTCCCGTGTGTCCACAAGGATGACCATTTCAGACAGTGCGTGGTCTACCTCAAAGTGATTCACGGTTTAGTCCCAGGGAAGTTTCCCGTCGTAGGGTTCTTCTTTCATATCGGGAATTGCGGGGGTGCTGTCGGCGGTTTTGTTCTTCAAAGGCTTGTCCTTTGGCATTTTAAAAGAGCCGTCCCGGATATCGCCAACAGCGGCAAAAGCACAGCACTTTGTAGACCATCCAGTTTGCCCGTTATATTCCCATTCTTCGTTGCGGAACAGCACGCCAACAGTTTTGCCTTTCAGACCGCTCTCGTTCCAGTCCCAGTGATAGCCGGGGTTTGCGTCCTCAATGCACCAAATCGCATTGCCAAACGTCCGCTTTGTCCAGCCGTCTTTCTCACTGCCGTCATCCTTTGGGATGCTCAGGCGGTAAGTACCACGCCACTTCTTGTCCTCGGTGTTCTGCCCGTCATAGTCCTTTTTGAAAAAGTCTTTGTGTTCGCCCTCGGCGATATCAAAGGAAATCAAAAGGACGCTGCCCCACGAGTAAGTAACTTCCTCCGCATTGAGGATTCTGGCGATATAGCCGCCAACGGGCAACTGTTCCCGTGTGCTGGATTTCTTGGCCTCATAGCCGTTAAAAGGTTTCATGTAGTTTCCTCTCTTTCATCTTCGTAAACTAAAGGGCAATTCTGCCCGGTGTAGTGTTCTGGATATGCGCTGATTTCGCCCGTCAAGGCGCAAGTCCGGCTTTGCTGACGGAAAAATCTGCATTGACGGCAGGAACAGTCTGGCACGCCTTTGCTGTCAACGGGGAAGAACACGCTGACTGTGGCGGTGCCCTTGATGTATCGGCTCACGCCGCTTTCAAATCGGTTATAGCTCATAGTAATTTCTGATAGCCCTGTCAACCATTGCAAGGTCATTGTCGATAAGTGGAGCATCAAACATTCCAATGGGTGCTTTTACGGTATCTTGTCCATTGTTTTGCGTAGAAAATTGATAGTGACCATCTGTTACGACTGTTTTCAAAACGATGGTAAATAATCCTTCAAGAGTTACCTTTTCGTCCAGCATTTTCCCGATGGTCTTAAATTTCTCGTTCCCGTTTTGGTCAACTTCATTTAACCCGATAAAATACACGATTTTTTCATCTGGCAATGATTTTGCGGAGTTTACAAGTGAGTAAAAATTCAAGGCCATATCCAGGAATTTTTGATATCCAGGCGTTTTTGCTGTTCTCATGTATTCGTCTGTCATCAAATACGTTGCATCGTCAATCACGATAGATTTTGCTGGTGCGTTCTTTATCGCATTATCAATAGCCGCATAATTGTTTGTGCAATATGTTTTGTGCTTTGTTTTAAAAGGTAAATCTTTTGCCTTAACGTTTACAATGCACACATCTTCCGGTTTGAAGTTCCGCAAGCTGGTACTCTTCCCGGTTCCGCTTTGCCCGTACACCATAACAATGATAGCAATAAGTCATACCTCCTTCCTAAAATCCACCATACGTGTATGTACGGATTCCCATAATATGGGATGCTTGTTCCGCATACATTTCAAAGTTTTCTTCAAATTCGTCCTTAATCCATTCATCACGACATTCTTTGCAATATCTCTCGCCCAGAATGGAGTAATAACGTTCGCCACGCTTGATTTTGTGGTCGCAGCGTGTGCACATCATTGTTCATCAGCTCCAATCCAATACACCATTGCGGTTGTTATACCGCCCTGAATCGCCGTTGCATGGTCCTCAACGCAGATATCAACATGATTTCCATTCACGCCGTATCCGCTGTCATCGGCCTTGTAATACTGGATGTCGCCATCGCCGAAATCTACCAGCACGTCAGCGCCAAACGGGATAACAGACGGGTCAACCGCCACGGTAACACCGGGAACAGCTTTCACACCGCTTGCGGTAATGCCGTCCGTTTTTCCGCAGCATTTGACACAAACATCGTAATATGTAATGGTGCAATCCTCGATAACGTGGGCCTTTGCCAGCAAAGCGGATTCAATCATTTCATTCTCTGCAGCCTCGATCTCTTCCTCGGTGAGATAGCAGCGTTCCAGCGCCGGGATATCATCACCGGGGATGCGTCCGTCCTGGATATCCGTTAATGGCTCCGTATCGCTTTTTGCGGCCTGTTCTGTGGGTTTCCCGCTCGTTGCCAGTAAAACTACCAGCAACACGGCCCAGAGGATAATTGCCGCAATCAAGGCGATTTTAGAGCGGTTGCGCTTATGTTCGTTTCTGGTCATCGTTATCCTCCGGTTCCAAAGAAACGGCCCAAACCTCCGTATCTTTGTATGGGTGCATCATGTGAACCGAACCTAAATCCTCATCTTTGTCACACTGAACAGGGCCATCCGGGAAAACAGCGGAAAATACTTCATCATCAATCTGAATAAAATTTTCTGTAATAGCGACAAAACCACTGTGTTTTGACAATTTTTTGATTTCCCGTTGAACCTCCCACATACGATTGATTAGTTCTTCGTTAGTCATCATTTTCCCTCCAATACATTCACCGCCCGGAAAACGAGCTTAGTCAACGTGTAAGCGCCCAGCAGGACGATGATAAATTCAAATCCGCTCATTTTTTAGCTCCTCTTTTCACTTCTGGAATTTTGAACATTGCTATCAGTTCGTTGTCCTCCAGAAAACCGCTTTGATAGAGTTTAGGCAATATGGAAAACCAGTTGGCACGTCCATGAAAGCAGTTGCTAATAACCTGCTCGCTGATTTTTGCATAGCGTGCAAATTGCCGATGGTTGTCCATGCCATTTCTTGTTATCACGTTTTTCATGATAGCGTTTTGCCGTTCCAACGGTGTCGCTGGAGGCTTGGGCCTTTTCTGTGCCTCTGCTAATTTTGTCCGTGGCATATCAAGCCGTCTGAA